TTTAGAATTAGAAAATGGCTCCAAGATTTCATCTAACTCTACTTCTTCATCTGCTGTCAGAGGCGGATCCTATAATGTCATCTTTCTTGACGAGTTCGCTTTCATCCCGAATCACATTGCTGATGACTTCTTTGCCTCTGTTTATCCTACTATTTCTTCTGGACAGAGCACGAAGGTAATTATCGTATCTACGCCACGCGGTATGAATCATTTCTACCGTATGTGGCACGATGCTGAAAAGGGTAGAAATGAATATGTTCCTACTGATGTGCATTGGTCGGAAGTTCCTGGTAGAGATGCTGCCTGGAAAGAGCAAACAATTGCAAACACATCTGAACAACAGTTCAAAGTTGAGTTTGAATGTGAATTCTTAGGATCTATTAACACCCTGATTAATCCAGCAAAATTAAGAAATTTATCTTATGATGATCCAATCAAAAGAAATGCAGGATTGGATATTTACGAGAATCCAATAGAGGAACACAGTTACTTAATGACTGTTGATGTTGCTCGTGGTCTTGGTAATGATTACTCGGCGTTCGTCGTTTTTGATATTACAAATTTTCCATATAAGATTGTAGCAAAATACAGAAACAATGAAATTAAACCAATGTTGTTTCCAAGTATCATTTACGAAGTGGCAAGAGGATATAATAATTCTTGGTTGTTAGTTGAAGTTAATGATATTGGTGATCAGGTGGCAAATATCCTACATTTTGATTTGGAGTATGATAATGTTTTAATGTGTGCAATGCGTGGTCGTGCTGGACAGTTGGTTGGGTCTGGATTTAGTGGAAAGAAATCTCAACTTGGTGTGAGAATGACTGCTGCTGTTAAAAAACTTGGATGCTCTAACTTAAAAACTTTGTTGGAGGATGATAAATTATTGACTGTTGATTATGACATTATATCAGAATTAACAACATTTGCACAGAAGCATAATTCCTTTGAGGCAGAAGAAGGTTGTAATGATGATTTGGCAATGTGTCTTGTTATTTTCTCTTGGTTAGTTGCACAACCATACTTCAAAGAAATGACGGATAATGATGTCCGTAAGAGAATCTATGAAGAGCAAAAAAATCAAATAGATCAAGATATGGCACCATTTGGATTTATATTGGATGGTATAAATGATATGACTAGTTTTGTTGATAATGATGGAGATAGATGGCATCTAGATGAATATGGAGATCGTTCATATATGTGGGATTATCTTTAATGGACTTTGATATTGATGATCAGATTAACACTCAACACTTATTGTTTCTAGAAAGAACTTGTAGGATTTGTGGCGAAACAAAAAGTTTGATAGATGACTTTTACCTAACTAGAAAAGGTAGAGGTGCTTTCCCTTCCGCATACGCTTATGAGTGTAAAGAGTGTACAAAGAGAAGAGTTATATCTAATAGAAAAGGTACTTTAAAAGTAGTTGAGTGGGAATATCCTGACTGGTAATTGTGTTCATGGATTGTTTCCCCAATGAAAGTAGTCTTTTTCATAAATATTTTCAGATTAATTCTGGAAACGGAGAATAAAAGATGCCTCTAAATTTAGCATCTCCTGGAATTGTAGTAAGAGAGGTTGATCTAACTATTGGTAGAGTAGATCCAGTTTCTGGTTCTGTTGCGGCACTTGTTGCACCATTCGCAAAAGGACCAGTAGATCTTCCTCAACTTATAGAGAATGAGAATGATCTCTATCAAACTTTTGGTCAACCATACTCTACTGATAAGCATTATGAGAGCTGGATGGTAGCATCCTCATATCTTGCTTATGGTGGAACGATGAGAGTTGCGAGAGCAAATGACTCGCAATTAACAAATGCTTTTGTTGGCGCAGCAACAAGCGTAAAAATTAAAAGCAATGAGCATTATGTTCAACTTGGATATGATGAAAACACCATTACAAATGTTACTTTTGCCGCAAAGAATCCTGGAACTTGGGCAAATGGAATCAAAGTTGCAATTATTGATGCTAAAGCAGATCAAATTTTAACAGGTGTTACCACAACTAATGTTCAGGTTGGTTATGGATTTACAGTTGCAATTCCTACTGGAACAAGTCTTCCTGGAATAGGAATAACTTCACTATTAGGTGGTTATTATAAGGGAGTTATTACAGAAGTTGGATCTAGTAGAATTTCCACAAAATTAGTGGGAGTTGTGACAGATACTGGCGCTATGGTAAATGTTGACTATCAACAAAATGGTGTCTATGCCCTACCAAACACTGGTACAGTTGCAATTCATACAAATGGTCAATCATCTTCATTTGCATCAAGAGCATATACCGGAGAGTTAGATTGGTTCGAGCAGCAAAGCATCACTCTTAATGTTGGTAGCATAGAGTGGGATGCAATTGCAAGCAAACCATCAACCTCAGCATTTGTTGCTGGTAGAGGTGGAAGATTTGATGAAGTTCACGTCGTAGTAATCGATGATCTTGGAACGATTACTGGAAATGCTGGAACAATCTTAGAAAAGCACCTGAGCCTTTCAAAAGCAAAAGATGGTGAGTTTTCCGTAGGAAGTCCATCATATTGGAGAAAGTATCTTGAAACAAATTCACAATATGTCTTTGGTGGTTCACAACCAGTTGGTGTTGTAACTACTGGTTTCAGTGGAAATGGTGTTGCCCAGTTTGAACTCAACACAGACACTGGTTGGGATCAAGATGCTCAAAATGTAATTTTCGCTGGATCTGGATCAAATACCTACACTCTTGCTGGTGGTGTAAATTATGGTGGCAAAACGGATCTAGTAACATCAGGAGCACTTTATTCCAGCTTAGATGATATTGTAAGTGGATTAACAATTTTTGAAAATACAGAAGAGTATGAAGTAGATTTCATCTTAATGGGATCTGCAAACTATCCAAAAGATCAAGCACAAGCACTTGCTAACAAGTGTATTGCTGTTGCAGAGGCAAGAAAAGATTCTGTTGCCTTTATCTCGCCATACAGACAGGCATTCTTGAATGATTCTGCTGTTGGAACTGTAACTGTAAATAATATTGATACTATTACAGATAATGTTATTAGTTTCTATGCTCCAATAACATCAACAACTTATGGTGTCTTTGATAGTGGTTATAAGTACATGTACGACCGCTTCAATAATACTTTCCGTTATGTTCCATTGAATGGTGATGTTGCTGGAACTTGTGCAAGAACTGATGTTCAACAGTTCCCCTGGTTCTCGCCAGCAGGAACTTCAAGAGGTGCAATCTTAAATGCAGTTAAACTTGCATACAATCCAGGAAGAAAGCAGAGAGACATTCTGTATTCCAACAGAATTAATCCAATCATCTTCTCACCTGGTGCTGGAATTATCCTATTTGGTGATAAGACTGGATTTGCTAAGTCATCGGCATTTGATAGAATTAACGTTCGTAGACTCTTTATCTACCTTGAAGATGCTATCTCCGCTGCTGCGAAAGATTTCCTCTTCGAGTTCAACGATGAAATCACCAGAACAAGTTTTGTAAATATCATTGAACCATTCCTCCGCGATGTTCAATCTAAGAGAGGTATCTTTGATTATGTTGTCATTTGTGATGAGACAAACAACACAGCAGCAGTTATTGATGCAAATGAGTTTGTTGCTGATATTTACATCAAACCAGCAAGATCAATCAACTTTATCGGTCTTACCTTCGTTGCCACCAGAACTGGTGTTGCTTTTGAAGAAGTAATCGGTTCCGTTTAATTCACTAGAGGTTAAAAATCATGCCAGCTAGAAATCAAATTAATCCACCCCCACTAAGAAAGATTACTGACTTCAAGAGTAAGTTAACTGGTGGTGGAGCTCGTTCTAATCTCTTTGAGGTTGTTCTCACTTTCCCAGATGCTGCACAACCAAGCACCGATGTTCTTGATAAATCAAGATTCTTAGTAAAAGGTGCAAACTTGCCAGCATCTAACGTTGCCCAAATTGAAGTTCCTTTCAGAGGAAGAGTATTAAAAATTGCAGGCGACAGAACATTTGATTCTTGGACTGTTACCGTTATCAACGACACTGATTTTGCAATTCGTTCCGCTTTTGAAAAGTGGATGAATGTCATCAACAGAGTTTCTGATAACACTGGTTTAACAAACCCAGCAGATTATCAAGCAGATGCTTATGTTTATCAACTCGATCGTGATGGATCTGCTCTGAGATCTTATCGTTTTTATGATGTGTTCCCAACTCAGGTTGCTCCTATTGAACTCACATATGATGGACAAGGAATTGAAGAGTTCACCGTAGAACTTCAAGTTCAATGGTGGGAAGCAATTAAGGGCACTGGCGCAAATGCTGGTGGTGAAGACATCAACTAAATAATAGAATAACAGGCAAAAAGATTATACTATGGCAAAACTTTTTGGTTTTTCTATTGATGATAATAAAAATAAATCTCCTTCAATAATATCGCCCGTTCCTCAAACCAATGAGGACGGGTTTGATAATTATATTGCTAGTGGTTTTTATGGTCAATATGTTGATATTGAAGGAGTTTATCGAACTGAACACGATTTAATTAAAAGATATAGAGAAATGGCTCTTCACCCAGAGTGTGATGGCGCCATTGAAGATGTTGTCAATGAAGCCCTTGTCAGTGATCTTTATGATTCGCCAGTTGAAATTGAGCTTTCTAATTTAAATGCGAGCGAATCATTAAAGAAAAAAATAAGAGAAGAATTTAAGTATCTAAAAGAAATCATGGACTTTGATAGAAAGTGCCATGAGATTTTTAGGAATTGGTATATTGATGGTAGAATTTACTATCTAAAAGTCATTGATCTCAAAAATCCTCAGGCAGGGATTCAGGATTTGAGATATATTGATCCTATGAAGATGCGTTATATCCGCCAAGAAAAGAAAAATAAAGATCCATATGCAAGAGTAAATGTAAAAAATACTGAAAATTCTTTACCACAAAATATAGAATTTGAAGAATATTTTCTCTATACTCCGACTCCAAATTATCCAACAGGAATGGTTTCTGGTGCTGGTTCTGGTAAAGCAGTAAAAATTGCAAAGGATTCCATTGTCTATTGTACTTCTGGTCTTGTAGATAGAAATAAAAATACCGTACTTTCATATTTACATAAAGCAATCAAAGCACTCAATCAACTTCGTATGATTGAGGACTCTCTTGTAATTTATAGATTATCGAGAGCACCTGAGCGTAGAATTTTCTATATTGATGTTGGTAATCTTCCAAAAGTAAAAGCAGAACAATACCTTAAAGAGGTAATGAATCGTTATCGCAATAAACTAGTTTATGATGCAGGAACTGGCGAAGTTCGTGATGATCGTAAGTTTATGTCTATGATGGAAGATTTTTGGCTTCCTCGTAGAGAAGGTGGTCGTGGTACAGAAATCACAACTCTTCCTGGTGGACAGAATCTTGGAGAACTTGCTGATATTGAGTATTTCCAAAAGAAACTTTATAGAGCACTTGGAGTTCCTGAGTCAAGAATTGCTGGAGGTGGTGATGGATTCAATCTTGGAAGATCATCAGAAATTTTAAGAGATGAACTTAAATTTGCAAAGTTTGTTGGTCGTTTGAGAAAGAGATTTTCTCAAATGTTTAACGACATGTTGAAAACGCAATTGATTCTCAAAAACATCGTCTCACCAGAAGACTGGGAAATGATGTCAGATCATATACAATACGACTTCTTATACGATAATCAGTTCGCAGAATTAAAAGAGTCCGAACTTCTGAATGGTCGGTTAGGAACATTAGCAACTATTGAACCTTATATTGGCAAATATTTCTCGACAGAATATGTAAGAAAGAAGATTCTTCGCCAAACTGATTCTGAGATTATTGAAATTGATGAGCAAATTGAAGATGAAATTCAAAAAGGTATTCTACCAGATCCTTCTCAAATAGATCCAATTACCGGAGCACCACTACCACAACCAGGAGAGGGTAACGGTATGGCAGGAATGGGTCAAGATGCAATGGGAATGGGTGAAGTTCCATCTGAACCAAACTTAGATGCACAGGGAGCAGTAACTGATGCTCAGATGCAAAAGGATGCCAAAAAGGCTGAGATATAAATAAAGAATAGGAATATATTTTAATTTTATGGAAGACCTTATCGATTTGATTGCGACAGATGCTGCTGCATCTGATATTCGTGACAAAATTCACGATGTTCTTTATTCAAAAGCAGCAGAAAGAATTGAACTTGCAAAACCAATCGTTGCCTCATCAATGTTTGGTGAAAGTGAGTATGAAGATGCACAAACTCAGGAAGAGGAATAATGACAACAAAAATTTTAGCAGATGAGCTAAATTTACCAACCACAACAGGAACAGCTACAAGTTTTAGTGCAGCAACAGTTGTTCGTCTTGTGAATACAGATACGACTGCACATATTGTAACAGTAGTTGAAACTCAAAGTGGAACGGGTATTGGTTCAATCACAATGCCTGCTGGAACAGTTGAGCAAATTGTTAAGATTGCAAGTCATTGTGTATTTGCTGATAGCAATAAGGTCAAAGGTGCAAAAGTAGGATTTACAAACTAAAACAATGAAACTCATCACAGAAGAAATTTCAAAAGTAGAATTTATTACCGAAGGTAAAGGATCCGCAAAAA